AAGAGCATGCCGGAATAGTTAAGTACTCCGAAACTCTGTGCTACTCCACTTGTTGCCATAGTGATACCTCCTTAAAATTACTGGATTTCTGATTCTTCTTTACTTGCCTCCTCAGCAAGTCTTGTATAGTAAGCAGCAGTCGCCAGTTCACCATTCTGTTGCGCTTCAGCAGCAAGCTTCTTGTAGTCAGGCTTTTCGCCTTCTCCTCCGCCTACTCCTGCACCCGGCTTAGGGGTCTCGCGCATCTTTCCGGCTATAGCATCCTGCTTGACGGATTCTACGAAAGTAGACTGATTCTTCAGAACCTTGTCCATGTCCCCGTCAACCATAGCTGTGGCAGTATCGGAAGCAAGCTCCTGAGTGTAACCCATGGCTATCAGCTTCCCTGTCTGGTCGGAGATTGCGATAGAACGCTCCAGTTCCTTATTCTTAGCCTCAAGGTCACTGATCTTCTGATCTGTAGCCCTCTGAGCTTCGTCAAGGTCAAGTGCCTTCTTCTCCTCTTCGTCCAGTTTGCCCTGATACTTCTTCTTCCAATCTGCCGCCTCACTGTTGGCCTTTGAGATAAGTCCCTTGTAGTGCTTTGAATGCTCCTCTTCGGTGTTCACCTTCTTAGCTTCCAGTGCGCTTGCGATCTCCTCCGCGGTCATGTCCTCTTTGAAACTATCACCGAGAAGTCCCTTAAGATAATCAATACTCATTTCGTTTCCTCCTTTTGCGATTTAAGTTTTCCCTAACTCTGTTTTCTGTTTTATCCTCTTGTCTTGAGTGTGCGAGATTTATAACGCGGCTTCCCTGCCGCTATATCAATACCTTACGGTGTGATAACGTATTTGAGGATGCAGCGGCACCCTACGTTATTTGCCGCGTCACTGAAGTCCCCCGGAAAACGTGCGCTGTCTCCGTCATAGGTAAAGAATTCTTCGTCATACGCGACTGTCATTCCCTCAAGGTAGTCATGGGTATCACGGACTCGTTCATCACCTGCGGTGACCCAAGTCTTGTAGGCTATCCCACCGTCTGCAACATAGCTTCCTGCTACGTCATATCCGGCATTGTTGAATACCCTGTGATACTCGCTAACTATGAGGTTTTCCAGTAAGCCGTAGTTCTCAGCTTCCATGTGCGCCCTAATGCGGTCTTCAAAGGTCATATCCTCTATTAGCAGGTAAATGACTTCACCCATCCTGTCAGAGTTGACCTCATAATCCACACCGAGCATGATAGCTACCGTCTGCGCTCCTTCTCTGTATGCGCGGATCAGAAGCGACAATACGTTGTCAACAACCACGTCTTCCTGTGCCTTAAGATCATCCGAGCTTTCAATAGCGTTCAGAATGATCATAGGTATCATGTAATTCAGTTCATCTACTGCGAGTGAATATCTATCCATGTTGCCCTTCCAAATAAAATGGGACTATGAGTTGCCTCACAATCCCTTTGGATTTACTTAAACCGTTGCTTAAGTATTCGTTTTCTATTCTGTTTTCGGGTCTTCCTTGATCCTGAGCTTACGCTTTATCTCAATCACGGCTACCTGACCCTGCTCAATTTTTACTTCCGCCTGATTTCCCCTTTTCAGGATCGTCTCTATCTGACTTATCAGGGTCGGTGTCAGTGTTGGACTCATTGTCTTTTCCTCCTACAAGTTTTGCCCTTTCCAGAGCCTTCTTTTCCTGTTCCTCTGCGTACTGCATGCTGATCTCATACGCAAGGTCTGGGTCAGCGAACATTCCGCAGTGTTCAAAGGCCAGACGCGGATGTATCTTGTTGTTAGATAGCATCTGTGTAAGCACGTTTGCCTTCTGAACGATATTCTCATAGTTCCTGCGAGTGAACCTGATATCAATATTCTTGACCTTCAGGTTGGTGTCTCCGAGAATATTACTTATCTGTAATACTACCTTCAGGAACTTCTTTTCGCTTCTCTTGAACATCAGCTCCGCGGCCTTAGCTCTCGCCTCAGCGTCAGACCATCCGTCACGGTATATGACTGCTACACCTGTGTCACTCGTTGAGGAGCCTCCGTTACGGTTAGGCATTCCGCAGAGAATCAGGACTGTATCAAACATGTAGTTTACAAGAGTCTGTGTCTCACCCTGATTCAGATTGTTTATCAGGTATTCGATCCTTGCCTTCATCTGGGGGTCTACATCCTTGACCTTGATAGCTCCATCTTCTCTGAGCTGCTTATAGTCGTCTGAGGATATATCCACGTTGTAGAAGACCATAAGTGCCTGTATAAACTGCTCAACACCATCTACCCTGTTGGAACCTGTCGTGTTTATCGCATCCAGAAGCGGCAGCACTGTTTCAAAGGCTCCGAGTCTCGATGTGTTCAGCGGATACTCCACAATAGGTATCGAACCCAGAAGGTGTGTGTCGATCATCGCAGGTTTATAGTCTATGCACTCCATGAAAAGGTCTTTTGTATAGCAGTAGTAATGTGTACTGCCCTTCCTGTCCACAGAATACGTTACACCCATCAGCGGCTTCCTGTCCGGGCTATTACGATAGACCACGAACGTGAACCGCGGATCAAGGGTCGTTATCTCAAACGGTGCTTCATCCTCCTCACCTTCTTCATCAGGCAAGGCCATTCTGAATGCAGTACCGCAGATATGAAACCAGTCTGCAAGTTCCTGATCCTTCGCGGCCTTCTCTTCGGCAAATACGTACTCGTTAAGCTGTATGACAGACTCACCGATCTCCGCGTTTTCCTTGCCGCGTGCTACGTACTGAATAGGCTCTCCCATGAGATAGCCAGTCTTAAACGAAACTATATAGTTTGCCATATTCTCAACGATCTTGTTGTTGATTTCAGGCCGTACTTCTTTTGTTCTATTCAGAATAGGCTGTTTTCCTCTGTAGTATTCATACAGATATTGGATTTCACTCCTATTGACCTGATGGATCAGAAGAGACTCACGCAGGACTGATTCGATATTTACAGGTGTGATTTCATCTGCATCCGTATAAATTACTCGTCTACCGAACAATTCCACTTCTCCACCTCCTCTGTACCTAATATTTCACCCTGATACTATATCCCCAATGCAAATAAAGTCAATAAATTTTCGTATAGCATTGGAGAAATTTTTGTTAAAATAAACGTTTAATCACTTCTACCTCAGCTCCAATGACCCGTCTCAACTCATTTTCCAGTATCGCGAGAGAGTCCGGCGCATCATCGTGAGGCACCTTGCCGGAGCGCGTATGCGTGGTAAGCTGCTTCATGAATTGAGCATACTGACTGTTCCTCTCATACGTAGACGGATGCTTAAACCAGAACTTCTTGATTATGTTGTCAGACGCGAATTCTATACGGGTCTGCTTGTTACTGATTGTCCTTTTATCCCGGATACTACAGGTACCGCCCTGAGCCTTGACAAGCTCGTCCACGTCACGGGCATAGTACGATCCGGCGTTATTACTCTCAAACGTGGCAGCAACTACCCCGTTTTGTATCAGAGCCTTCGCACACTCAGGTTTAGTCACCTGCGGCGGCGCATCGTCAAATACCACGTCCGTAATGTACACTTCCTGCCCGTATACCTTCGCTATAGGCATGGAAACGTAGTCGTCACCCTTCTCAGCAGTATCACAGACCGCAATAATGCTGTCAGGGTCGATATCCACAGGCTCTTCAAAGAAATAATTGAGAGAATCCTTCGGAAAGAGCAGCCCCTTGGCCTCAAAAGGCTCCTGTTGGAACTCAGACTCAAACTGTTCAGCGGTCAGCATGTCCCTCTGATTACGGAAATATGTAGTAGTAAACACCCTCTCTCCTTCTCTGACGTACTCAAAATTACTCTCGTCCGTCTCAAGATCAAGGGCAGGAGTCTCACATACCATCATCCGCTTATGCTGCTTCTTCATTTCTTCCTGAAGCCTTCCGATAGGATCATAGAGAGAATATCTTGTACCGCAGATAACAATAGGCGTACCCTCAATGGCACGTCCGATGATATCACCTGAAATCGTTTCCCACTTCGCTTCAAGACGCTCACGGTTCTTGGCCTCTTCGCGGCCTTCTACGCAGTCGTCAAGATACAAAAGGTTCGTGGCCTCTGAAAGTCCTACCTGCCTTGCGTCTATCGAACGGCACATGACCGTAGGGAACCTCTTTTTATGGTTCAGATTCAGTATTTTAGTGTCCGCGTTCTTCTGTACAAGCCTACAATCAGGGAAAATGTCGTCAAAATGGTAGTCGTTAGGCTTCTCGATGTACTCCAGACAGCCCTCATAGAATGACTTTACAAGGTCGTCTCCTGTCCCTTCCATCAAAGTTGACCTGTCCGGGTACCTACCGCTGATCATACAGGTAAAATTGATACCAAGCTGTGACTTTCCTGTACGTTTAGGCATAGAAATAGACAAGAAGTCCAGTTCTCCGTCCAACACCTTCTGATAAGCCCTCACATAACGCATGAGGTAATGTCTTCGCGGTTGATAGAACTTCTTGTCCAGTGGTTTGCCATATTCTACGGCCTGTAAGTAGTCGTCAAAGAAGTAAGGCGCACCAAGCAGGAGTGACCTGTAGTTCAGACCGTCAAAGTTCATAATCCCCTCTACGTCCCCTCTCTCAGTCGCACGCCTCATACCAACTAATATGAATTCACGGAACGAGTGATTGAATTCCAGAGCCGCCTTGCGGTCAACCCCGTCCCATTCTCTTATGATCTCAAAGTTCTCCTGATACGGCTTAAAGTCGTCAGGATTCTTCTTAATTGTGGCCTGTATAGCCCCTGTCAGCTTTTCATAGTCCATATACCTACCTCCAAAAGAAAAGAGGCCGCCTCAGCAGCCCCTTGGCTATCATAGTGACCTTCAGTCACCGTCTATGATGTCATAAATGATCATTTCCTCTACTGTTATGTCCGTACTTGGCCTTCTCCGCGGCGGATTCTTCAGTTTCCAGAGCTTGTAGTCAAGTTTTCGGCTCAGACTGTCCAGTCTTACCTTCAACTTATCCCAGTCAGGTGACCACTTGTCTGTATCCACTCCGGCCTTACGGAGTACCCACCCGATGATCTTTCCGATTATCACCGACACTACTGTTATCACAAACAGTGTTACGTACACAGTCGCCGTAAACGCGATCTTCACTAACCACTTAGCACCCCACCATATAATCTTAATGGTGTCTATAAGCGCATGCCAGATAAAATATATAGTGATCATATCGCTTGCCTCCTTACTCTGTCGTACCAAGTTGACCTTGATATCCCCAGTTCCTTACACGCCCTTGAGACTGTAGTCTTCTTGGAATTCACCTGAGATATAAATTCAGTCAGCTTATCTTGGTCTATCTCCAGTGGCTTACGTCCCTCTCTGTACCCTTTTCTCTGACGGGCTATCTCCTTGCCCTCTCTGGTACGCTCTACGATCATATCCCTCTCAAACTCTGCGAATGAGAACATGATATTTCGTATCAGCTTCCCGGTAGGTGTGTCATTCATCACACCCATGTTCAGAATGTGCAGTGTCACTCCCTTTTCCAGTAGCGTGTCTACCAAGGCTATCCCCTGAGACGCGCTGCGTGATACTCTGTCAAGCTTTGTAGCCATGATGGTGTCACCTGCCTGTACGGTGCTTAGGAGCTTTTGAAACTCCGGGCGGTCTATCTTCGTGCCTGTGAAGGTGTCTACGTAGATGGCCTCAGCTCCGTTGTCCCTCAGCTTTGATTCCTGCTCTTCAAGGGAGTTACCGTCATTACGTTGTCCTTGGGTAGATACCCTTGCATAACCGTAGATCATATCTCTACCTCAAAAGCATTGTCAGGAATTCTGTTCTCGCGTGGCATAACTACGATCTTATAATCCATAGCCTTTACCATTTCATTGAGCTTTTCCGTAGATAAGTTCCTCTGTCCAAGTCTCTCACTGAGTACATTGTTCTTAATGTTCAGACGAGAAGCAAGCATTGAAGGTCTTACCTCTTTAAGCTTCATTATCTCACGTACTATCTCGTTAGCTTTCATATCGTTCCTCCTGTGATGGTTACATGATAATACAGACATTTCTGTATGTCAAGATATATCTGAATAAATTTTCCTTTTTTATTTTCGCGGTACTCACGGGGGTCACCCCGGCTGCCCCGGTACCCGGTCAGAATCCCCCCCCTACCCCGACACGATCCCAGAGCAGGAACAGCAGCCGGAGGAGATCAGGCGCGGAAAGTGTGCGAAAACTCAACAGAAAACAAACAATAAAAATAATTCAGAAAAATCTGAAAAATTTTATAAAAAGGTATTGCAATTCAGATATATCTGTATATAATATAGGTAGTTCAGAAATATCTGTATAGCATAGGCCATAGGCCGGGAGGGTAAAACAATGATGTACGACTATAACGAAGCGATCAAGGACAGCATCCGCGCATATTTAGAAAACGAATTTGACTGGGACAGGATCACAGAAGACGAACTCGACACGGACGAAGTAAAAGAATTATTAGAAGAAGAACTCTGGACAGAGGACAGCATCACCGGGAACGGCTCCGGCTCCTACACTTTCAACAGATACAAAGCCGGGGAATATGTCCTTGATAACATGGACTTAGTAAACGACATGGTACAGGAATTCGGCGTTGATAATGAGACAGTCGCGGAAAAATTCCTTGAAAAAGATTGGGAATATTTCGACGTATCTATCCGCTGCTACCTCCTCAACCAGTGCATTGATGAAGTAGTAGACGAATACGCGGACAGAATCGAAGAGCTGACAGCGTAACGCCTCACAGGTTGCGGCCTGTATAAAAAGCCAGTTAAGCCGCAAGCGTGCCGCCTCCGGGCGGCGGTCTGGATATAACAACATAATCACATAGGAGGTATAAACATGTTTATTGGAATTAAAACAGATAGCGCAGGAGTCGAACAGGCATTTTTATATTACAATATGTCTGATTGGATTCGTGACAGCTTCAGCCCGGATTATATATACAACACGATTTCATTTAAGATCACGGGCAAAACTTACGAACAACGCAAAGCCGCAGCGCGTGACCTTGCAATAACTTATCAGAATATTATTAGCAGTCTCTATGTAGATATGTGGGAGTATTCCGATATAACAAACTATCTGGAAAGAGTCGCGAAGCGTTACGGACTTATAACCGAATTCAGAGAGAACGGCATAATATAGCCGTTTTCATTTTCAGGAAGGAGGCGCAGAACATGAAAATATATACACTATATGAGGACATGCTACAACAGCCACATTTACTTGTAGCAGGGGCAACAGGCAGCGGCAAAAGCGTTTTAATTAACGGCGTGATCTACACCGCATTAAAGGACAGCCCACAGGACAAACAATTGATATTGATAGACCCGAAACGGGTTGAATTATGCAAATATAAAAGCTTGCCG